TCCGTTTTGCACCATAAATTCTGGAGTTATCGGCGAAGGAATATCAAGTCTGCTTTTTAAAACATTCCGTAGCGAAGCATCCGTTGCAAAATACTCGCCTGTCGCTTCTATTCTGTATCCCATAATATTTTCCCTACGCAATAGCTAAGAAAAGATATGAACCTCCAGAAGCATTAATTGCTATTGGTGCTGTACTGGAAATCTCAAAACCCGAACTTGCCGGATTGATGTAATCAGTGGATGTGTTTTCTGATGCTGGACTATCCATAAAGAAGAATGGATCATTACCAACAGCAATTCCTCGAGCGCTATCCCAGACATACCAACCACCAATAGCATCTGTTCTTTTTATCATTACAAATCTTGCGCCAGTGGTAAATCCGCAATCAATAACTTGTGCCGCGCCTGTTCCCGTATAACCACCTGATTTTGAAACGCCTCCAATAGTTCCAAAAAGGTAAGCAACGTAGGTAGTACCACTCCCATTAACCTCACTTGAAGTACCAAGGCTAAATACGCTTGCGGTTGGGCTGGTGCTATTCCAGCGGGTAGTCGCGCCACTAACTCTCCCTGCTGTGCTATCAAGGAAAATATATTGCGTATTTGTTAAAGCCGATGAGTACACATTCCAACCACCTATAGCCGATCTTGCTTTTACAATCATTAAATCTGGAGCAACTCCTAAATTGTGCGCTTGTGTGGTGTTTGTGCCAGTTCCCGTGTAGCACACAACATCAAAGAAATAAGGTGCGCGGGTAAACAAGTAATTAATGTAGGTATTTGCTGATGCGTTGACAATAGTTGAAGTTGTTCCAACTTTAACCCCATCCATTACATCCCAAGGATTAGATTGTAAAATTGTTGCTCCGGCAGCAGTTTCTGCGGTTGTTGCGCTACTTGCAAGATAGTTAATTCCAACAAGTCTAGGAACCCACAAAGGAATGACTGACGCACCCCTATTTTTTATAATAACCAAATCGTCAATTGAGGAGCCGCCTGAAACAGTTGCATTTGGCCCCGTTCTTGCCATCCCGCGCATATTGTCAACGACCACCCATTGAGTTGCGCTCGTTGTAATATTTTTAATTAAAACCCACTGCGGTTCATACCCAAGCTGAACAACTTCTTGCGCTCTATGATTGCTTCCAAGATAAGTTCCGCAACTGATAACATTGTCAGCGGCAAAATCACCAAATCCACCTGCGTCATGAGCAAACGCATAAATCAATTTTGTACCAGTAGTTGCGGCAGATGAAATTGTGACCGTCGTACCAGATACGTTAAATGTTGTAAAACTTGCTTGGTTATCAGCTGAATTTAATATCAACTTGTTACTGCCGCTCAATGACCGATGCCATACAAACCAGTTACCGCTACCGGTATCTTTGAAAATTACCGAGCCTAACGTGCCAAGGTTTGATAAATCAACATCTGTTGCCGTGCCATTCGTATGCGAAACAGCTCTTACGTCAAAAAACTTATCTTTTTTTTCAAAAGTCCACGACGCATAATTTGCGCTACTTGTATTTAGTTTGGCTAGAGAACCAATACTAAACCCGTTGAAATTGAAAGAAGTAAGACCGTTTACTTGTGTTGTTTGCGCTGCGGAAGAATTGGATACCAAATCAAATGTTGCACCCCGCGCAGTATCGTATAAAGCATGGTCAGTAGCCGCTGATCGACTTTTGATCCAGACCATACCGCCCGATCCAGACAAGTCCATTCCGTTATCAATCGTTTGTGTTGATCCGTTTCCCGTATATAAATACGTCGAAAATACGTCTTCAACGTAAGAAGGCCCAGGAGTAGCTTGGCCCCCAAAACAAGACAACAACGCTTGTAGAATTCCTGTCATATCAGATTTGTGCCTGAGATTAACCAAGAGTTGCTGGTTACTTTTACTGCTGTCGCAATACCAAACTGCGTTAGTGTTCGGCTACCAGTTGCCCCGTTTCCAGCCAAATACATCGTGTCGCTAGTCAGAGAAATTGTGATGTTGTTAGCTGAACCATTAATGATGGTTACCGCCGAACCAATCGTGAATGCGACGTTTGAGTTTGCTGGAAAAGTGTAAACCGCAGCAGCCGTGTTAATGGGGTGATAAATATGTTTTCCAGAATCTCCAAGAACGACGTTGTAACTTCCATTCTGGATGTTCTGCGGGATACCCATATAGCCAACTACATTGGCGCTATCTGTTGTTGCATTAGCTACATTCGCGCTAATCGCCCCGCCGTTAATAGTGACGTTTGACAGCGTTATGTTGCCTATTGTTGAAACTGTATTTCCAAGCTGAATTACCGTATTTCCAAGCGTAATAGGCGTAGCAAAGTTTGCATCCAGTTGCGCCAACGGAATCGAAGTCGTGGCGCTGGCAAATGTATTTGGAACCGGCATTTAGAACCTCACTCTTAATTCGTGTTCGTATTCAAAACCGTTAATTACCATTGCCGAGGAATTAGAAGTAACGGTCATACCAAGATATTTACCCCATTGTTGCGCGTCAGTTTTGTATAAGACATATCCACTGGTACTGAGCCAGGAAATTACGCTAGATGAATTGTTAATCCAAGAAATAGGAGCGCCAAAATTGTTAGTCCAAACAACATAATTACCTAAAAGATAAGGCGGGCTAGAACTTGATTCGCTATCAATTGTTGTTGATAACAAACCAGCGCCATCTATTGTTGCTTCAATTCCAACCTTTAACGCTTGTTTTGTCCTGATTGGATCGGTCATCGGCATCAGTGCCGTTTCAATAACGCTATCAATCAAACTCGTAGAATCTGAATACAAAAACACTAAGTCTGTTCCGGTAGTTCCGTACATATTGATTTTTCCATTTGTAGGAATGGAAGTAATCAATTTTAAATTTGGATTTTGCTTAGTAAAAAACCATTTTTTATCAAAGAACACCGCTTGGATGTATTGATATGTGCCGTTATAGTTGTAGCGAATATTAAAGGCAGCACACAAAATGTTGTTTATAAGTACCTGACCACCAGTAATCTCTGCTGTAGTAAAGTCAATGTCAGGGAAGACGCCATCCAGAGCATCTGATATTTTTGAAGTAGTAGAGCCAACAAGTGCGTAAGCACCGTATTCGTTCATAAACAATACTGAACGGAAGAACGGGAAAATTGCATACGGCAACCGAGTACCTACGGAGGCAGATACGTTGGTGTTGGTGAATATAGTTGTGCCTAACGATGTAACGCGAACATCAGAAAAGACATTGATGCTGTCTTCACCAAAGATGTACAAAAAGTTATTGGCTGATAACAGTTGGACAATATTGCTATGGAGCGTGCTATCCGTTAAAACAAGGTTGCCAGCAGACACACTTGTAAAATCGCTATAAGAATCAGCAGCAGAGTAAAAAACAGTCCTTCCCTGGCTAACCCAAGTTCTTCCTGAAAAAGTTTGTATTCCTGATACTGAATCTGTTTGGATAACGGCTTTGGCTGCTCCATTATTGCCTCCCCCGCCCGTAATCGTCACAGTAATGTTGGCATTGTTGGTGTAGTTGATTCCAGGATTAGTCATTACAATCCGTGAAATCTGATTACCAGACAAAATTGCCCTAGCAGCAGCATTTGTACCGCCACCACCTGTAATTGTCACAACCGTATTTAATACGTTGGTGTAGCCCGTGCCAGGATTAGTGACATTGATGCTAACTGTGCCTTTTCTAAACGTCACAAAACTACAAACAGCATTTGCTGCGTTTGTACTACCACCACCAAAAATCGTAACTGTTGGTGGATTTATATAACCCGATCCAGCTTCTGTTAGCGTGATAGCCGTAACCGCATTAGCAGTAACCGTCGCTTGAGCCGTTGCCTGAATGCCGCCAACTTCATCTGGAGCAGAAATATTAACGACAGGTGTGCTTGTGTATCCGCTTCCTGGTCTAAGAATAGCTATTGATCCGACGGAGCCAATAGTAACTAGATTAGTTCCATCCCAAGAAAAAACACCTTTTTCTGGATCGCCAATCAGTATTCTTTCGCTTTTCCATTGTGTAGTGTTAATTCCAGAATTGGAAAACGTACCAGCAACAGCTACATTGCTTTTTGTGTAATTAACAACATTAATTGCTTCAGCCCGACCATTCTCGCTAAACCCTAAAACAAAATCTGAGTTATTGATATTACAAGATGTTAGAGTTGTAACTGAATTGGAAAATGAAACATTTGCAGTAGTAAAGGTTGGAACAATTTTAAGATTGGCGTAACCAATAGGCATGGCGTTTTCTAACCAAGAAAACTCATCCTTATCAATAGCCGTGCGGTTAGCCTTGGTGTTAACACCTCTGAAGTTCTTGACTACCTCGTAACTTTTCTTTTGCTCTGTCGCAGCCATAGTTAGAACGGAGTGCTGTAAGGATCGGGCATTCGCCTTGTGAACGTAGTGTTGAGTACAGAGCGAACCTTGCTAATATATTGCTGGTAGAAAATTTCAGATTCGCCATAAGACTGTTCTTTGAACTTCGCCGTATACGCTGCGTAGTAAGCGACAGGTGTTGTATACGGATCAATAATGCTGTCCACCTCTGCGCCATTAACCAGCGGCACAGGCAAAATCGTTGTATCGACTTCGATGGTGTAAACCTGGTCAGGAATCGGAGAAATGTAAATCTGGTTCTGACCGAAAACAGAAAAAGCTACAGGCCGACCAATGTAATTCTGCCAATAACGTAATTGTGCGTTGAACTGCGTCCAGGGCATATAAGACAGCGGATAACGGCTGTTCCCCCAAAACACATTGACGTTCAGAATATCTAGCGTCTGCCCAGTTTCCGGCAAACTGTCGTAAGGAATAATCTCGCAGTTACCAGCATACCGAAACTCTGCCGTGCCATTTAAAAAAGGCGTTGAAGGCGGGTATGCGGTGTAGTTATCTGGATAAGGCGGTGGAGTGTCACCTGTCGTTCCGGCAACAGTGACCTCATAAATAAAGATGTTTGAAAAAACTAAAGCGCCAACGGCATAGAACGTATTTGCAGTCCAGATAACTGGATTACCAGAATAGCCTACGGGTGCTATTGGTGTTTGAGCAACTTGTAGTTTTCTTAGACAGCCGGTATCTCTGGCAACGCGATCACGCGCACCATTGATGTAATCAGTCAGTTCCGAGTCGGAATAGAAATTCCCGTTTGCATCATGCAACAGCCTACGGACTTCCGTGATATAGCTGTTAAGAGTTGCCATTTAAAACCCATATCTAAGCGGCTTTAACGACTGTTCGCCCCCTATGTGCTTTAGGCACAAGGGGGGTTACTGAGTCATCGCCAGGGGATAAAAAGCGATTCTGTTCCGGCTTATCTTGGGTTATCTCAAACTTTGCCAACTTGACCAAACCTTCTTCGATCTCATTGGTTGATTTGCATAACCCAAGCATCACCATCGCAGGAAGTTTATTTTCCTGCTCATAACCAAATACATGACGCGCCATCTCTACACTGATCTCGACTGGTTCGTTTACAGGAAACTTATAGTCCTGAAAAGCGTAGTTTTGGATCAAAGCTTTTTCGCTTCGATTAGTCACATATACAGTTGTCATAACGTAATAATGTCACCGTAAACAGTAATGTCGCAAGTGCCGCTAGTTACCGCTGTGTTCACCCGTACAAACAGTGAACGAGCAGAGTAAGACGTAGACAACGCAGCAGTGGAAAGCGTCAAATCTTGCCACTTCGTAGTGCCATCTACAGAACTCAAAACAGTCGCATTGCTAACTGCATTAGACGTATTGCCATCATTAGATGTCAAAATTGTCACGTTTGCAGCAGCAATGCTCTGATTTGCTCTAGCGACAGTGATCCTGCGAACAATGTAAGAAGTGCCACCCACAACAGGAAGTTGAGCAACAGCATTGCCAGTTGAACCAACGCTGACGTTGACCGCATGAGCAATAGCAAAATTGCCAAATCCATCGGGGTATAACGAACCTACATGGTTAGCATCCATGTCGCTCCCCTTAGACGTTGTAAGTGCCGCTTACGTTCTCTCCACCATCTACGGTAAAGAGCGTAATTGTGGGAGTACCTGACAACACATTTGCGCGAACATTAGTACCGTCAGCAATGAACAGACCACCAGTATTGTTAGCAACCACAACGCTCCAAGAAGCGTTGCTAATGTTACCAGTGCTATTGGTGTTTAGTTCGATAGTGACGTTTGCAGTTGGCGCAATGTAGTAAGTACCCGCCGGTAGAACGACGGTTGCATTGCCAGCAGCGTAAGTCTGGAAGTAAGCCGACGCAGCGTTAGTGGCTGCACCCGCTACCAGAATTTTATTTAAGCCAAGAGCCATGACTATTTCTCCTTTACAGTGTCAAAGAGTTGTAGCCCGTGACCTTGGTCATCGACTTACTTCAGGGCAATAAGGATCAGGATAAATTGGCACACCAGCGACCATCAAAGCACGGAAAGCTGCTTGTGGGCCATTGGAGTCACCATCAAAGCCGTTACCTGGAGTGATCATATACTGCTCTTGACCAACAAAGTCTTGAGCCAGCAATGTCCAAGTACCGAAGCCGCAAACACCAAACGACGGTACTTCAGCGCCGTTCTTCACAGTTCCGCTGATGTACTGAAGGATGTTCTGACGAGTTGGGTTGACCGAACCAGCGGCATACTCTTTCGACTGCCACCAGCTATAGGTCGAACGGTTGATGTTACCGTAAGTACCCGATGACGAAACAGCAGCCGGTAGGCCGGTGAACTGTTGCGTGTTGGTTGTGTTGGTGTACAACGCGGTAGCCATTGCATCCATCATGACGTTAGTCGCGTCGTTCATACGCGCTTCGATCAGAGGAATGATGGCTGCGTCTTGCTGAACTGCACCTTCCATACCTAGGAACGGTACTGGG